CCAAAAAGAATGGGAAAAATTGGTTACCGCGATGAATTATCACTATGTGGTGGTATATTCGTTTGAGGATTTCAAATTACAAATCGAAGCATACATTGGTAACACTTGAAGCCATAGCCAAACGCCACATTGAATGGATCAAGATTGCCAAGTACATAGGTGCAAGCAACGATGAAGCGGATGACATGGTACAATCAATGTATTTGAAGTTGGCGGAAATCCAATTGGCAGAGGGAAATTTTGTGAGGTTGACCAATTACAACGGAACCATCAACACCATCTATTTGTTTAAGATGCTACACAATGCGTTTATGGACATCAAACGGGCATCAAACAAGACAATACCACACCAAGACCAATTTAACCCCGTAGAAAGCCCCGAAATGGCTGAAATGGCACATTTGGACTTGATGGGTGAGGTAAAAAAAGCAATTGATGAACTGCGCGATTACGACCAGATGTTATTGGAACTACATTTTGTGTACGGCCATAGCATGAGGGATATTGAAAAACGCACGGGCATTCCAACACATTCAGTTTTTAACTCAATCAAAAACGCCAAACAACACATCAAACAACGAACACAAACCAAATACAAAATATATGCAGAAGAAAAGCGACACACGGAAACAATTTACCGAATCACGACCATCAATCGGGTTGGGGGATACGATTCAGAAGGTAACGAAAGCCACGGGGATTGAAGCCATTGTCAAATGGGTAAACTCCGAGGATTGCGGTTGCGATGCCCGTAAACACAAATTAAACAAACTATTTCCAAATCGGAAACCATTGTGTATGACCGAAGGCGAATACGATTGGTGGACACATTTCAAATCGGTAAATTCCCAAACCTTATCACCAATGGAAGCCACGAAGGTTGCCGAAATTTGGTCAAGGGTATTCCAATCCAAAAGAATTTACAAGCCGTGTACTTGCAATCCAAAGGCATGGCAAACCATGATAAATGAGTTAACCCAGGTTTATGAAACTTACGAGAAACCTTTGTGATTGTTGCGATAACAATAAAGAATCAACCAAAGAATTAATCAACGAAACGGGGCCAATGATTGAACCCAATCAAATTTATATGTGTACAAAATGCAGAATACAATTTCAAGACCGAGCAAAATGGGGGCCATGGTTAACCGCAGTAAAACAACTGCAAAGCAATACGCTGTAATGATTTTACGCGATGATTACCATTACACATTCCGAGCAATTGGCGAACGAATGGGGGTATCGGAATCGGTGGCGTTTAGGTTATACGAAAAGGGAATCAACAATGAAAAAACATACAAAAATTTATTTGAATTATTTTGGGTATGACACATCCGATTTTATCCCGTGCGAAGTGTGTGGAAGCCAGGCGGTTGACATCCACCACATTGAATGCCGTGGCATGGGTGGAAGCAAGGAAGCCGATAAAATTGAAAACCTACAAGCCCTTTGCAGAAAATGCCACATCCAATTTGGGGATCAAAAACAACACAAAGATTTTTTAATTATCACACACCAAATAAAAATGAACAAATGATACAAATTGTTAAAACAAAAGACATTATTGCCAATGAGAATAATCCCAGGGTGATAAAAGATGACAAATTCCGTAAATTGGTACAATCAATTAAGGACTTCCCACAAATGTTGAACCTCCGCCCGATAGTCGTGAATGATGAAATGGTAGTTCTTGGCGGCAATATGCGTTTACGGGCCGTGCAAGAAGTTGGGTTGAAGGAAGTAGCCATTATTAAGGCATCCGACCTAACCGAAGAACAACAAAAAGAGTTCATCATTAAGGACAATGTTGGCTTCGGAGAATGGGATTGGGATGTGTTGGCTAATGAATGGGAACCAGAATTGTTGAGTGAATGGGGGTTGGATGTTTGGCAACAACCCGTGGAGGTCGACTATTCACTTTTGGATGAAGAAGATTTATCCGACGAACTTGCGGACATGGCCGATGGTGTAAAGAAAGCCATCCAAATTGAATTTGAACCCGACCATTACGATGAAGCCACCGAATTGGTAAAGTTTTGGCGGGAACGCGGGGCGTATGTTGGTTACATGATCATGCAATACCTCAAAGAAGAAAAAGATAAGTTATGAAAATCTTTTTGATGTATTATGACCGATACAAAGAAGCAACAACATCTAAAATGTTGCAAACTGAACACATCGTGTTATGCCACAACAATGCAGACAAATTCACTTGCATCGGCCCACAAGGTGAATTGATACAAACTAACGAACCCAAAGGCATTCAAAACAATTTCAATTATGGCTTACGCATGTTAAACCCTGGCGAGTGGGGCATATTCATGAGTGACGATTGTGTTGGGGCGAAAAAAATACAGAACGGGAAGTTCGTGGATTGTTCAGTTATGGAATCATTGAACGAATTATTAACAATCATTCCGAAGGCCGACAAAATGGGAGTCAAATTGATTGGCCTAAATTCAACGGGTAATCCTTTTTATGCGAAAACAAAGTATTCGAAATACGGATTAGTTGATGGGCGTTGTTTTGCTATCAAAAGAACTGAGTTTGAATTCCATCCAATCATTAATACAATCCCCGATTATTACGCTTCGGCTTACCATTTGAATAAATACGGGGGCAATTTAATTTTGAATTACACCTTCATAGATTTCAAAAGATACGAAAAAGGAGGATTGGGAAGTGAAGAAGATAGAATACATGACAAAATGAAAGATGTCAATATCATGTTGTCAACATTCCCGAAGAATGTCCAACTCAAAGACAAACCAGGTCAACCAAAAAATTCACACATAATAATCAAACGATGAAACGCGTAGATTTAACCCTACAACCCCATGAAGCAAAAATCGGTCAAGAATGCCCGTATTTAGCCCCAAACATTACCGAAGATTGCATTTTCTATGAGAACGGAGAGCCAATCGGATTTTATATCAAATCAATGCCCGAAAGAGCAACCAAGTTGGCAAATTTGGCGAATTTAGAATTTCAAAGCAAACGAGTTCCCAAATCATTATTAGAGAGAAGCGATGTTATGGCCAAAGTTTACAAAGAAGGAATGACAAGAGCCGAAGCCAAAAAGAATGGCACGGTCCAAATGTCAACTATTCTGGGTTCAATCCCTCCGAAGCCACACATGAAACGCCCATATCCGTCAATATCCTCGGTTCATCAATCCGAACCAGCACAAACCTTCATCAAAGCAATGTTGATGTTGGCGAAGGAAAGCGAATCAATCATGCACGATATATTGCCCGACCAATACGAACGGCAAAAGAAACTATTTGAGCAAGTTCCCGATAAATGGAAGTTCGCGAACCTTTTTACCTCCTCAATTTCAAACTACAATATATCTGCACCTTTCCATCGTGACACGGGTAACATCGTTGGTGCGGTCAATGTGATCATCACGAAGCGTTTGAACGCCAAAGGTGGCAATCTTTATGTTCCCGATTACGGGGCGGTTATGGATAGCGCAGATAACTCAATGTTGGTTTATCCCGCATGGAAAAATGTTCATGGAGTTACGCCAATTATCCCGACACATGACGGGGGATATAGGAATAGTTTGATATTTTACCCCTTAAAAGCATTCGTTGGGTTAAAATAATTTGTCTTTTTATTTTGTATTTCAAATTAAAAATGTATCTTCGCTTCATGGAAATAGGACAAATGGTTAAATGGCAGTTAGATTCAATCGGTAACATTGAATGCGTGGGTGTTTTTTTACAACAATTGAACGACAAAACATCCGAGGTAATTTGCCACTACATGAACGACAAGAAGTGCGTTACTAAATTACAAGTTGAAACAACAAAATTAGAACAGATATGACAAACACAATTGAAATCACGGGGATTGGCAACTCAATTTCCTACTGCGAAGCAAAAGGATTGGGATTGATTTTTCAAGCGTATGCAAATCAATGTGCAAACGAAGAAATCATGGGCGTTGGATTTAACGCTAATTCGGGTTATGTTTACATAGCCCTTGAAAATGGAATCTCAATTTGCTCTTGCATGGGGCATCAAGTTGATTACCTCGTAACAAATTTTTACAATGGCGAAGAAACATTTTACGACACTTACCAAGAAGCATTAGAACATGAAAGCGTGGAGGAAGATTGAACGAACATTACCACAAGAAGAAACCCCCGTATTGGTTAAGACCGTGCGGGGTTTTCCTTATGTGGCGGTTTACTATGATGAACAATGGCATTGTTATCACACGGATCAAAGATTACATGTGGTTTACTGGATGCCAATACCCCTAACCCCCGATGAATGATGACACCAAAAGACAAAGCGAAACAACTGGTTGACAAATTCACATTGGTTGGGCTACAACAACGCAACGAGGGAATCCAATGTGCGTTAATTTGTGTTGAGGAAATACTTGATGTAATTAAGTTGATGCCTTATGGAAT